GCGATAGACAGATTCGACCTTGAACGGTTATATTTCGAAAAAGTTGCCGAGTTTAACGGCGGCTACGATTTTAGCGTTTACGCCGCGTCGAAAACAATTGACGAATTGAAACGTATTTTGGAGATACGAGCATTCGAATAATTGGGTGCTTTTTTATTTGGAGGGATTTTATGCCGAGCAGACCGTTAAAACCTTGTCTCGTTACCGGTTGCCCCAACCTAACGCAAGGAAGATACTGCGATAAGCATAAGGGGAAAGAACAACAGAGTAAAGCAGAACGACATCGATACTATGATGAACATATGCGCGATCAGCAGGCTCGAGAGTTTTATCACAGTAAAGAATGGGAACGGGTTAGACTAGCGGCATTAGCCAGAGACAATTTTTTATGTCAGCATTGTCTGAGGAATAATCGCATAACACCTGCCGATATGGTTCATCACATTATAGAGATAAAAAGGGATTGGTCTAAAAGACTTGATTTAGATAATTTGATTAGCCTTTGTAATAGTTGCCACAATAAAATACCTCACTACAAGGGTGAGTAAAATGACCGAGATTTGGAAGGATATTCGAGGTTTTGAGGGTAAATATCAAGTCAGTAACTTAGGGAGAGTAAGGAGCCTAGATAGGTTTGAAATTGTAACGAATCCTAGAGGGCAATTCAAAAGGTTCCATAAAGGAAAGATATTATCTCTCAACGATAATGGTCATGGATATTTGACGGTGCTTCTAGGCAGAAAAGGCGGGAGACACTACGTCCATAGGTTAGTTGCCGAGCATTTTGTTGATAACCCATTAAACCTCCCTGAGATAAATCATATTGATAACAATACAAAGAATAATGTAGCGAGCAATCTTGAGTGGGCGACAAGACAAGATAATATACTTCATATGGTGAAGCAAAACAGACAATCAAAAGGTAGTGATCGTCCAAATGCTAGGTTGAAAGAAAGCGATGTTGTTAAGATAAAGGAAATGTTGAGGCAAGGTATGGATATAGCGCAGATCGCCGAAAGATACAAAGTCCATCCTACTACTATTAAAGATATTCGAGACAACAGAACATGGAAGCATGTTGGATGAATAAATTTGTTTTCCGGTACCCTAGGGGCGGTCTAAAAAGTTTATGCCTATTCGCCCAAGACCGCGCGCCCACCTCAGCGCGCACAAAATTCGTTTTTTATCGTAAATGGGGATAATTGGGAGGTGATGACAATGGGACGAAACGCGAAGCCGATTCACTTGCATTTGCTCGAAGGGAACAAAAATCGTTTGACGAAAAAACAGATTGAACAGCGGTTGGAAGCGGAACAACGTTTGAAGCCGAAAAGCGACAAGATTAAGCCGCCGACATGGTTGGATGCGACGGCGAAGAAAGAGTTTAAACGCATCGCTTCCGAGCTGATGGAATTGGATCTGCTTACGAACATCGATGTGAATGCATTAGCTGCGTATTGCGATGCTTATTCAGATTACGTCAAGTGTACGCAAATCATCCAAGAAGAAGGGCTGATGGTCGAATACACGAACAAAGCAGCTGAGACGAATAAAGTTCCACACCCTCTTTTGACGAAGAAAAAACAATTGTATGAGCAGATGCGTTCAATCGCGTCTGAGTTTGGTTTGACGCCAGCGGCGCGCGCCAAAATCGCGATTCCAAAACGCGAGGAAAAGCCGAAAAGCGAAGAGGAGTTGCTTTTCGGTGATTCGTTATGAGTCTGATCGAACGTATCTATAACTATGCGGTTGACATCGTCGAAGGGAAAATCATAGCGTGTAAGAAACATATCCGAGCGTGCCAGCGGTTTTTAGACGACATCGAAAAGATAGAGAACGATGACTTTCCGTACACATTCGACGGTGAAGAATTGTATAAGTTCTACAAGTGGTCGAACATGTTTAAGCATACGAAGGGTGTACTCGCTGGCCAGCGTATTGAGTTAACCGATTTTCAGTTGTTTGTCGCCGGAAATATATTTTGTTGGAAACGAAAAGATAACGGTTTAAGACGTTTCAGAAAGGCGTATATCCAGCTTGCACGTAAAAATGCGAAATCACAATTATTAGCTCTTATCACGTCTTATTCCTGTTTCTTGAGTGATGAACAGGAAGAATGTTATATCGCTGGATGGGGACGAGAACAGTCCAGCATCGTTTACAACGAGATTTTGAGTCAGATTCAAGCGTGTGACCTTTTGAAAGGTAAGTATAAGGATTCATATGGGCGAATCACACATCTAAAAAGCGGATCTGTCATTCAGCCACTATCAAAAGAAGCACGGAAAACAGGCGATGGAAAAAACCCGTCTGTTGCAGTCATCGACGAGTTCCATGTTCATGATACAAGCGAGATATACGATGTTCTTGTGTCGGGGATGGTTGCGAGGAAAAACCCTCTCATCGTCATCATCACGACAGCTGGTTTTAATCTTTCGAGTCCGTGTTTCACGGAGTATCAATATGTCAGTCAGATTCTCGATGAACACTCGCCGATTGAGAATGACGAGTATTTCGTCATGATCTGCGAGTTAGACAAGGATGACGACATTAAGGACGAGCGGAATTGGATAAAAGCGAATCCGATTGTCGCGACGTATGAAGAAGGTATGAATTTTTTACGAAGCGAGTTGAAAGCGGCCTTGGATGTTCCTGAAAAAATGCGAAACTTCCTTACGAAAAACATGAATTTGTGGGTAGACATGAAGGAAAACGGCTATATGGACATGTCGAAATGGACAGCGTGTGGACAAGATTTTGATATGTCGATCATCGAAGGTCTTGAATGTACGGTCGGAGTGGACTTATCAGCGAAAATCGACTTGACTAGCGTCGGTTTTATCTTCAAAAAGGACGGCAAATACATCGTACTAGGACACAGCTTTATGCCTGAAGATACGATACAACAGAAAAAGCGGACAGATAAGGTGCCGTACGACTTATGGGTTCAACAAGGATGGATAACAGCCACCCCAGGAGCGGTAGTGGACTACAACTTCGTAAAAACGTATATCAAAAACTTCGCAGAAAAGCACAACGTCAGAATACGAGAGATATGCGCCGACCCGTGGAACGCTACGCAATTCATGCAAGACATGGAAGCAGAAGGATACACAGTTGTGGAGATTCGGCAAGGTGTCCAGACGCTTGGAGCCCCAACAAAAGACTTCCGCGAACAAGTGTATCAAGGAAATGTTATACACAATAACAATCCTGTGTTGACATGGGCGTTATCTAACGCAGTCACAAGGCAAGACGCAAACGAAAATATTATGCTAGACAAAAGCAAGTCGTCCGAACGTATTGACCCGATCGCAGCGGTAATTAACGCGCATGTTCGTGCGATGTTGCGCGATAATTCTATCGATATTAATCAAGTGACGGAAGATTATCTCAAAATGATGGGTTGGTAAGGAGGTGAGAAGGTGTTTAAGTGGCTGAAACGGCTTTTCAAAAACGAAACAGTAGATATGATGAATCCTAAGCTGCTGGAGTGGCTCGGGATTGATCCGGATACACCGAAGGACAAGCTATCAGAAGCAACGTACTTTGCTTGTTTAAAAATTTTAGCGGAAAGCTTAGGAAAACTACCGTTGAAGATGTATCAGAACACAGAAAAAGGCATCGTGAAAAGTGACAAGATGGACTTATACAATGTGTTGCGGTTGCGACCGAACCCATACACCACAAGCACGGTGTTTTGGTCAACGGTAGAAATGAATCGCAATCACTATGGAAATGCTTACGTATGGTGTCGGTTTCAAGGTCCGCAACTGAAAGATTTGTGGATTATGCCGAGTCAAGATGTCACGGTCGTCGTTGACGATAAAGGTATCCTCGGGACGAAGGATAAAATATGGTATCGATACAACGACAGACACACAGGTAAAATGTACACATTTTCAAGTGACGAAGTAATGCACTTCAAAACGTCATCGACGTTTGACGGCTTGATCGGCATGCCGGTGCGCGACATTTTGAAAACAACTGTTGACGGAGCACTAGAAAGCCAAAAATTCATGAACAACCTGTACAAAACAGGTTTGACAGGCAAAGCCGTGTTGGAGTATACAGGTGACTTGAACCAAGAAGCGCGCGAACGGTTAATTAAAGGATTTGAGCAATTTGCGAATGGCTCGAAAAACGCAGGTAAAATCATTCCTGTGCCGTTAGGTATGAAGTTAGTACCGTTGAATATCAAGTTAACGGACAGTCAATTTTTCGAGTTGAAAAAATACACCGCGTTGCAAATCGCGGCGGCATTTGGTATCAAGCCGAATCAGATCAACGACTATGAAAAATCGAGCTATGCGAGTGCAGAAGCGCAGAACTTGGCTTTCTATGTTGATACATTACTTTACATTCTAAAGCAGTACGAGGAAGAGATTACTTACAAAACACTGTCAGACCAAATGATAAGAGACGGGTATTTTTGGAAGTTCAATGTAAATGTCATTTTGCGCGCTGATATCAAAACGCAAATGGAAGCATTAGCAAAAGGTGTGAATAACGGTATCTATACGCCAAACGAGGCTCGGAGCTATCTTGACCTACCAGCTGAGGAAGGCGGTGACATGCTAATGGTGAACGGCAACTATATCCCAATTACAATGGTTGGTCAGCAGTACAAGAAAGGAGGTGAGGGCTAATGCCATTTTGGAAGTTCATCGTCAACCAAGCGACTGAAACTGAACCAGAGAGCGTGGAGCTTCGCGTTGAAGGTGACATTGTAGACGATGACGAAGCGTGGTTGTACGAATGGTTTGGGATGCCGTCAACATCACCGAACGCATTTAAAGAGGAATTAAGCCAATTTAAAGGCAAGGACATTACTGTATGGATTGACAGCTATGGCGGCAGTGTATTCGCGGCGGCTGGTATTTACAACGCGCTGAAGGAGCATAATGGCAAGATCACCGTCAAGATCGACAGCAAGGCAATGAGCGCGGCATCTGTCATCGCGATGGCTGGCGATGAGGTACTCATGAGCCCGATGGCGGTGATGATGATTCATAATCCACTTACAGCGGCTTATGGCAATATGCACGATTTACGCAAGGTTGCGGACATTTTAGACACGATTAAGGAGTCGATCGTCAACGCGTACGCATTAAAAACAGGGCGTTCTCGTAGTAAAATATCACAAATGATGGACGATGAAACGTGGATGAGTGCGAATGTGGCGGTGAAAGAAGGATTCGCGGACGGTGTTTTATATCAAGACCAACCGTTGGATGTCGCGAATATGAATACATTCGCATTTAACAGGCTTGCCGTTGTCAATAGTGCTGGTCAATCCATTCGCCAAGCGGTTGAGTTACTCAACAAACGCAATGTACAGACTGAACAAGATGAAAAAGAACGATTGTTACTAGAGCTAGAGCTCATCTAGTTCTTTTTTTATTGTATAAAAAAAGGAGGAATAATGATGAATAAAGAACTACGTGAATTGTTAGAACAAATCAACAACAAGAAGGAGGAAGCTCGTAAACTTCTTGCTGAAAACAAAATTGAGGAAGTGAAAAAACTGAGAGAGGAAATTGTTGCACTTCAAGAAAAATTTGATATTGCTAAAGACCTTTATGAGGAACAAAAAGAAAAAATGGAGAATAAAGAGCCATTAAAATCAACTGTGCAAGTAAAAGAAAACGAGGTTGAGGCATTCGTTAATCATATCCGCACTAAATTTCGTAACGCTATGAGTGAAGGCAGTGGGCAAGATGGTGGATACACAGTACCACAGGATATTCAAACAAAAATCAATGAATTACGTGAAAGCAAAGATGCTTTACAAAACTTGATTACAGTTGAGCCAGTAACTACATTGAGTGGTTCGCGTGTATTCAAAAAGCGTTCACAACAAACTGGTTTTGTCGAAGTTCAAGAAGGTGGAACTATTCCAGAGAAAGCTACTCCACAATTCACACTTTTAACATACCAAGTTAAGAAATACGCAGGATTTTTCCGCGTTACTAATGAGTTGTTAAAAGACAGCACAGAAGCAATCGTAAATACTTTAATCCGTTGGATTGGAGATGAATCGCGAGTTACGCGTAACAAACTTATTCTTTCTGTTTTAGATAGCAAAGCCAAAACGGCGATTGCTGACGCAGACGATATTAAGGCAGTTTTAAACGTTCAATTAGACCCTGTATTCCGATATACGTCAAGTGTTATTACAAACCAAGACGGTTTCAACTGGCTCGATACATTAAAAGATGCTAACGGAAACTATTTGTTACAACCGTCTGTTTCTTCGCCTACAGGAAAACAATTATTCGGTGTTCCTATTGTGATGGTATCAAATAAAGATTTACCTAGCGACACAACAGCTGGAACGAAAGCTCCGATTATTATCGGAGACCTAAAAGAAGGTATTGTAATGTTTGATCGTCAAAAGACAGAAATCATGTCATCTGACGTTGCAATGGATGCTTTTGAAACAGATGCTACTTTGTGGCGTGCTATTGAACGTGAAGAAGTTAAAATGCGTGACGATGAAGCATTCATTTTTGGTGAAGTGACATTGTCATAACAAGAGGGTGTTACCCCTCTTGTTTGTTTTAAAGGGGTGATGACATGAAAATTAAAGCGTTAAAAGATTGCGTTGGAGTAGGATACAACTTAAAAAAAGGTGATACAGCCGAATTATCAAAAGCACTGGCTCAAAAACTTATTCGTTTTGGATATGTGGAGGAAGTGAAGAAGGTTAAAGAAACGAAGGTGAAAGAATGATCGTTTCTTTAGACGAGGTCAAAAACTGGCTAAGGATTGATTTTAGTGAGGATGACGCATTGTTAACAACGCTGATTAGTGCTTCTGAAACGTATTTAAAAAACGCAACAGGCATCGAATACGATAGTAGCAATAACTTGGCTAAACTATTCTGTATGGTTCTAATTTCGGATTGGTACGAGAATAGGGAGTATACCGGAAAAGCAAGCGATCAAGTCAGGCCGATCATCAATAGCATTCTCATGCAGTTGTCATATGGCGGTGGCACATCATGAATCCGGCTTTATTTCGTCACCGTATCACTTTTCAAGAGTTTAGTGAAACCACTAACGAAAACGGTTTTTCTGTAGAAGATTGGACTGATGTAAAAACAGTATGGGCAATGATTAAAACGGACAGCAACGCAAAATACCGTGAATTTTATGAAGCGGCAGCAGAACACTCGGAAAAGATTATTCGCTTTATTGTCCGTTACACAAAAGGAATCAATCCAAAAATGCGTATTTCCTACAAAGGGAGAATCTTTCATATCATTGCGGTTGTCAATGATGATGAATTGAACAAAACCCTCACCATCATTGCGAAAGAGGTGATGTGATGGGGATCAAATTAGAGGGTATGGATGAGCTACTTAGACAGATTGATAAACTTGGTTCAAAGGCAGAACAGACCAAAAACAAAGCACTTGAAGAAGCAGGTGACTTTCTAAAAGAAAGAATAAAAGCGAATGTTCCTGTCCGTACAGGGAATTTACAAAAAAACATCGTGCGTTCAGAAGTGAAAGATGGCAAAGTCGAAGTTGGAGCTTCACCAGATGGATTTTACGGGTATTTCTTAGAGTTTGGTTTTTTTAACAAGCGAGTCAAAAGGCGTATTCCTCCTCGCCCTTTTGTTGGACCGGCGTTTGAAGCGAATAAAAAGGCTATTCGCGATAAAATGGCAACCGTTATCAAAAGGGGCTTGGGTTTATGAGTCTAAATAAAATAATTATCGACACATTAAAACCGTTAGGAGTACCCGTATCCTTTCAGACGTATACAGGACAAGCTACAACTTATATTACCTTTTTCGAAGTCGTTCAATATACGGCTCTGAACGCGGATGATGAAGAAGTGAAAACAGGTTTTAACATTCAAGTTGATATATGGAGCAAAGGGGATTATACTTCCCTTGCCCAACAAGTCAAAGAATTAATGAAAGAAAAAGGATTTCGTAGAACAACCGAAGCAGAAGACTATGAGCCGGACACTAAAACCTATCATAAAGTGATCCGGTTTTCTTATGTACAATAAAAGGAGGTCATAACACATGCCTATTGTTGGTTTAAAGGATATTCACGTTGCTCTGTTAAATCAGGACGGAACATACGAAACACCTGTTAGACTTGCAAAAGCTATTGAAGCGAGTATTACACCAAACGTAAACAGTACGACTTTATACGCTGATGATCGAGCGGTTGAAACGGTATCATCTTTAGGGGAAATCGAAGTCGAATTGAATATTGACGACTTATCAACTGAAAAATACGCGTTAATTATGGGAAAAACGATCAACGCTGATGGTGTGGTTGTCGATAAAGCCGGTGATGTTGCTCCATATGTAGCGTTAGGATTCCGGTCACAGAAGGCGAACGGCGCTTATCGCTATGTTTGGTTGTACAAAGGAAAATTCGAGCCGTCAGAGGAAAGTTACAAAACAAAAGAGGATTCGATTGAATTCCAAACGCCTACAATTAAAGCGAAATTTGTGGCGCGTGAGGATGGAAAATGGAGAGCGAAAGTGGATTCAGATGATCCGGGAGTAAATCAAACCGTCATTACCAACTGGTTCACGGCGGTTTATGAAGAACCGACTACTTAATAAAGAGAGGTATAAAACCTCTCTTTATTATTTATAAGGAACATTTATAGAGGGAGGATACAAAATGAAAATAACGTTGCAGATTGATGGAAAAGAAAAAACATTTGTATGCCAAACGATTAAAGCTAGAATGTTTCGTAAAGTGCTAGAGATGAGAAAAAAGATGAATTTTGAGGACTTATCAGCGGACGAACTAGATTACCTAGTTGATTTTGTTTGTGAGGTGTTCGGACGACAGTTTACAGTTGACGAATTTTACGACGGATTACCGGTAGATAAACTAATCCCTACGATTCAGAAAACATTCGAAACGATAGCAGGAACAGCGAACGGAGAAGAAAAC